GAGTTGCTGACCGACATCATCAACGACCAGTTTACCGGCATTTTCGAGTTCAACAAAATGGGCGCTCTGATACGGGAATTCTGCCGCAATGCCGCTGTTGACGGTGACGGCTGTATGTACGCTTATTGGGACCCCGATATGGAAACCGGTCAGGACGCGAGGGGCGGTATCCGGACGGAAGTCCTCCGGAATACGCAGGTGCTTTTCGGCAATCCGAATGACCGGGAAGTGCAGTCACAGCCTTACATTCTGATTGAAAAACGGATGCTGGTTGACGACGTGAAGGACCTGGCGGAAGAGAACGGCGTGGACCCGGACCTGATTACCGCTGACGATAAGGAATCCGGCGATCCACATCTTGACCAGCTTGGCGGCGAGAAAGTTACCGTGATTTTCAGGCTTTGGAGAGACAAGGAAACCGGGACGATTCACGCTTGCCAGTCGACCCGGACCGTGATGCTCCGTAAGCCCTGGGATATGCAGGTACAACATTATCCCCTGGTTTGGATGAATTGGGATTTCATTCAGGACTGCTATCACGGGCAGGCGATGATTACCGGCTTGATTCCCAATCAGGTTTTCGTGAACAAGCTCTTTGCCATGTCCATGATTTCCCTGATGACCCTGGCCTACCCTAAGATTGTTTACGACCGGACGCGGGTTTCCAAATGGTCCTCCCGTGTGGGCGCGGCCATCGGGGTCAACGGGAATGTGAACGACGTGGCCAAAATCATGGACCCCGCGTCGATTTCTCCCCAGATTTCCCAGTTTATTGAGCTGGCGGTCAGCTATACGCAGAAGTTCCTGGGGGCTTCCGACGTGGCGTTAGGCGATACAAGACCCGACAATACAAGCGCAATCATTGCCCTCCAGCGCGCCGCCGCTACCCCTATGGAGCTGACCAAACAGGCCCTTTTGCAGTCCATTGAGGACCTGGGCAGAATCTATATGGACTTTATGGGCGCGTACTACGGCACACGGTTCGTCGAGGTTCCGGTCCCCCAGCAGAATCCCCTTGCAATGCCCGGTCAGGAGACACAGGACCGCGTTGTCATTCCCTTCGAGTTCAACGCCCTGCTGACGATTCCTTGCTCCGTGGAGCTGGATGTGGGCGCGTCTTCCTATTGGTCCGAAATCGCCTCCATGCAGACCCTTGACAACCTTCTGATGAACAACCATATCTCCGTTGTCGATTACCTGAAACGTCTGCCTGCGGGACAGATTACTGATCGGGACGGCCTGATCGCGGCACTCCAGCAGCGGGAAGCCCTGGCCTCTTCCATGATGCAGGCGCAAGGTCCCGGCGCGGCTCCCGCTGATATGGCCGGGCCTGCTTTGACCCAGGGCGTTCCGTCCCCGGAGGGCGGCGGGTACGGGACTTTGCAGCGGAAAATCAACGAAACCGGTGAAATTCCGAAAGAAAGGTGATGGGCTATGGCGCAGATTCCTCTTGACGAAAACCTTGATATCGTGGCCCGGAGTGATATTTCCGTCACCATTGACCCGCTGACAAAGGACCTGAACATCATCCAGAAGCTGGACGACGAACCCAACGACGTTGGCGGGATGTCGGCTCAGGAGTTGAAGGAAACCTTTGACAGGGCCGGGAATATTATCAAATCCTACATCAATGATTCCCTTGTCCCTCAATGCCTTTCCGAGGGCGTTACAGAGCAGACCCGCGTCGCCAATGAAAACCAACGGAAAGCCAATGAAACCGCCAGGCAAACCGCTGAATCCGCCCGGGTCTCCGCTGAATCGGCAAGGGTCTCCGCAGAAAATGCCCGGAAATCTGCCGAGTCCTCCCGCGTTTCTGCCGAGAACAGCCGGAAAGACGCTGAATCCGAACGTGCCTCTGCTGAAAATATGCGAAAATCTGCTGAATCTTCGAGACAGACCGCTGAATCGGTAAGAAACAGCACAGAGTCTGAACGCGTCCGGCAGGAGTCCGAAAGACAGTCCGCAGAAAATAGCCGGAAAGACGCTGAATCCATTCGTTCTTCTGCTGAATCCGAACGCGTCACTGCGGAGAATGCCCGGAAATCTGCCGAATCTGCAAGGGCTGACGCGGAGGATGAGCGGAAGGAAGCCGAAGCCGCTAGAAACCAGTGGAGTGATTACTCCGCTGTGAAAGCATATGTCCCTGGAAACAAGGTCTATTACCAGGGGTCCTCCTATGTCAACACAGCTGCTTGTACCGGGATTTCCCCCGCAAACACGGCGCATTGGCAGCTTATCGCAAGAAGAGGGCAAGACGGCGACGGCGGGGGACTTTCACAGGACGCGGCTGACGAACGGTATCTGCAAAAGACCGGCGGAGAGACGGACGGAGAGTTTCATGTATCAGCCAATAATGGAACAGCCAGCCTGTCTCTTGCGCCGGAGTCCGTGGCTCTGGAAGCGTCCCGAGACGATTTTTCTGCGGAGGCGGCCCTTATCGTGAATCCAGATCATATCGACATAGCAGTTGCCGGATGTACTGTCATTGTTGCTGAATATGGTATGAATGTCGACGGCGACCCGGTTGTGACAGAACAGAAACTGAATGAATTCGTTGCAGATCAACTTATACCTGTTCAGGACGAGCTGAACAGGAAAGTGAACGTCGAAGAATTTCAATTTGCTCTGGCCCCTCTTGCAACGGAGGGTTATGTTGATGGCGAGTGTTCAAAATTAAACGCCGCGATCCAGTCGAAGCAGAATAAACTGACTGGTTCTGTCCAGGAAATAGCCGGGTTTAATGCCTCCGGAGTTATGATCGCGCGTCGGGCAGAACTGGAGAGTACGTTTCAAAAATTGATTTTCGGGAGGCTTTTCTGATGGGAATGCAGGTGTTCACCAAATCCGGCGTCTTTAACCCCGCCGACTGGGGCCTGAAAGCTGGCGACATGGTTCAGGTTATCGCTGTCGGAGGCGGTGGCGGCGGAGCGGGTGGTAATGGCGGAAACGGGGGCAGTTATAGCTCATACGGTGAGAGTTCATCGGGCTACGACGGATACCGTGGCTCCCAGGGCGGGGATGCAGGCTCCGGCAGCGGCGTTGGCGGTGGCGGAAGTGGCGGCGGCTACGGTGCCGGCGGAGGCGGAGGCGCTGGTGGCGCCGGTGGCTCCAGCAATCATAGCCAGATGTCTGGGGGGAGTGGCGGTGTCGGTGGGCAAGGAGGGCAGGGCGGCGAGATCGTGTACGCTACAGTAAAACTGCCTAACAATAGCACAGTTACTGTCACTGTTGGTACGGGTGGCAAGGGCGGAGCAGGGGGAACTGGTGGAACGGGCGGCAAGAGCGGAGCTAACGCGGGTCCCGGCGGGGCCTCCCCTGGCGGCAACGGCGGAAACAGTTCTTTTGGCAACCTAGTTACAGCCCTTGGCGGACGTGGCGGGGGTGTCA